CTTCTTACATTGACCGCAACTTGGAGTTCCGTGATATAAATACTTCTAGATTTAGCTTTATTATTTAGTGGGTCTGGACTTGTCCATGTAAAAGTTGGCATTATTTTCTCTTCTTATCTAGACTCTTTATTATGTTATAAAACTCATTATCAACATACTGAGTTTCAAGTAATTTTGCTACCCTTTTAAGTAGATTCTCTATATCTTTGCTGGCTCTATAAGCATGGGTGCTAATATCCCCATCCTTATCTGGACAATTTTTTATAATAAGGTCAAAGCCCCGCTTCAATAAAGCAGAGCCCTTATTTAATTCTTTTATCTGTTTAATCTCTTTTTTATTTGGTTTATACAACATAATTTTTACTCTATTAAATTTGCTCCAAGTTTAGCAAAGCAATCCCCACCTTGCTGATTATTGGTGTGATTATGCTGCATAAGTTGAGCGGCTCTCGCATACTTTAAAACATAGGGTTGCAAAAATTTATCCCACTGCTCGCTCGACCAATCATTCATATCATTCGCAGACCCAATAACACTAACTGTTTTTTGCAAAATATCCACAGAATTCTTTAGAGTTTCTACAGTTATCTCCAAAGCCCTTACTTTTTTTATTAATGCTTCAATAGCTTGTCTTTCTTCTCTCGTTAGGGCCATTTATAACTCCTTATTTTAAATATTCAGAGGTAATTTCTAAGGTAGTGGTATTCATATCAAAATCATATTTTATACCTATAACTTTAGCATTTAAAGTTGTCCAGCTACCTTGTGCAGTATTTATTAAATTTACTGTTTTATCTAAGTCCCAATCCAAATCTATGGTATCTAATGTTATTGAGCCGTTTACTTTAATATCCTTATATTTTTCTAATAAATCTGTCGCATACTCTGTCATTCTTAGGGTATCGTCTACCAAATCTTCTGGGTCTTCACTATATTTAAAGCTTGTATTAACTATCCTTAATGTCTTACTAATTCCGCTGGCTGTTCCAGAAACAATAACCTCAACCTTTAATGGGATTGTTTCTATCAAAATATCCGCCCCTACGTTAGCACACTCACGCCTTGTCTGCTCGCTTGCTATGCCAGCATCTACAGTATAACCCAAAGTACTGTTAGTTGCCCCCCTAGGCCAAAAATTGTACATCTCTCTAGAAAACCTTATTGTATTATAAGTTCCTAAAGAACCCTGTTCTTCAATAAGACTAGTTTGACTCTTTTGTTTAACACCTGGAAGGTAGTGGTCATTACTAAGTCCAGAAGTATCTTCTGTTGTTTTTTGTATTTGCTCTTTTTCTGTTTTAATTATTTTATTATCCTGACAAATTTCAGTTTTTAAAAAAACACCAGACCAAGCTGTTATTTCTGAACCTAAAACAATTGGTATAAAAAACATCGCCTTTACTCTATAATAACTTACAAAAGTTTCAATAATCTTCACAACGGGCCATTTTGAATCTATATGATATATTTTAAATCTATTATAGTCATCCCTACTTTCTTCATCCAATTGGTTTACTAAGCTTCCAGGCAACGTGCAGCTAGCATTTACCATAATTCGTTCAAGTTTCTTTGCTCCCTCAATTATACATTTATTATAACGATTAGTTATATCAAACTGTAAATTAGCGGTCATAACATTATATTGAGGTGATATTGCGTTTACAGTTGTTCCATAAATTCCAAACTTTGCTTGCCCAGGATTTATGGCTGTTAAATCTATCGACACTAGGCTACCATTCGGCCTCATATACCATCCATACTTAGTTTTAGAATAAATACTATCAAGAATGCTAGAAACAGTTTGTCCTATGTATTCGTCGGATATATTAGCCCCTACTGGATAACTCTCAATATTCTTAACAATCATTGGAAATTTAGAAACTATAGTATCAATTGCCGTACTCAATGGAACGTCATTAAAAGTTATCTGAGCAGTTTCTCCATAATTTTCGTCAATAATATAAGCGTACTCCTCTGATAAATCTTGTCTAGGTCCAGAACAGTTGTATATTACCCCCTCTTCCCCTATATCAATAGTTCTTTCTATTTGGGTTATCCTACCACTAAGCAGAGTTTCATTAGTTGCCCCATAAACAACACAAATAGTCTCTCCCTCTGAGAAGGGTAGAGTAGAATCAAAATCAACGGGTAGAAAAAATCTACAAACTCTTGCACTATTAAAATCCCATGAAATTTCTTTAACATGAACTTCTTTTAAACTTTGTCTAAGTATAGTATTTCCACAAATAATTGCGGTATCATCCGTAAATACCTGTGTTCCATATATAAATATAAAAGATTTTGTTTCTCCCCAATACCCTGTAGTAACATCATAAGCCCTAACCTTTAATACTGTTATACCATCTAAATAAACTCCTGGAGTATAATTATTAACAACCAAAAAAGAATCCCCTATATCTGGTTCTGTTCCATCTTCAGTATAATAATATCTAATTGGTCCTGGCTCTGTTGGTGCAGCATCCCATTCAAAATATGGTGTATTGTCTGCGGTTTGATATAAACCATTAGCTAACTCAACAAGCTTTGTTCCATCTGTATAGCATTTAATTTCTCCGATAGTTGGGCTATCATCAGCAACCCAAATATTGAAAGTAGCAATATCACTCCATAAACCATTAACACACCTTCCTTTAACATTAAGTATATGCTGTCCAATAGATAATGGCTCAGCCAAAAATTTAGATAATTCTATATAAAATTGTCTTAAATCTGTTAATGTAACAACGCTATTATCAACCGCACCAGCGGGAACATAAGCCCGAGCTAATGCAATACTTTCCTCTGGTGTATCTGGAGGTAAAGGAGAAATATTCTCATCGCCATTTGCCACATACACATTTGCATCAATTCCGTTAATATAAATTATATCTATTCTATCAAGTGCTCCACCATTATCTAAAGTTATATTCGAGGCGGCTTCTTCTCGTAAATCATTATTACAATAAAAATAACCAGATGCTATATTAAAACCCATTCCAGACCCTTTTGAAACTTCAATACCATTGCGAATAAGTGTTCCAGTAAATATACCAATTAAATCATTTGGTGCGTCGTCTAGTGCAAAACTAAAACCCTCGTAAGAAGTATTATACGTAGGAACAAGCCATCTAAAAAATGGGGTTTTATCTGTTTGATATGTGGAAGATGGAATTGGCGTCCCAGCACCAGAATCAGTATAAGCCTCAATAGTAACACTTGGTGGAATTATTGTATTAACCAGTCCAGTAATTACATCAGTTCCATCTGATAAAGTGCCTTGTATATCAGTAACCCTAACAAATACCTGCTTAGCCCCATCTCCAGAACTTAAAGTCCATGCTTTTGTATTAGAAAAGACTTCCAAAGAAGACCAAGCACCAGACTCGTTTTTAAATTGCATTTTAACAGCACCAGACACGTCTAACTTTATTGTTACAGAATTTGTAGATAAATAATAACCATCATAAAAATATAAACTATTTATAACTATTTGATTTAAGTTAATCCTATTAACAACCCTAATATCTGTAGCAATGTCAGAAAAACCTCTAGCTATAACACGTAGGTCTAAATCTATGTCCTTAATTATGGATTGAGCAACTCTAAAATCTGTAACTATATCCTTTATAATATCATCTATTACCCTGATATCAGTATTAATATCATCAAAATATTGCCCAATGGTCCTAATATCTACATCAATATCCTTAAAATGTTCTTCTAGTTTTACACGTATGTCGATATTTACGTCTTCTATTGTCAGTTTACTCACCCGAATGTCCACATCCAGGTCTTTGAAATGTTCTTCCAGTTTTGCTCTAATATCCGTATTAATATCTTCTATTACTTGTTCAGAAATTCTTATATCTGTATCCAAATCTATAAAATTAGGAAGAACTTCTTCTGCACCAAAACTTAATAATGCTAAATTATCACTAGCAATTCTCGCAGTTCTCCAAGCAGCGTCTCTATCAACTCCAATTGAAAATCTAACCTCATCCATATAACCATTAATAAAATAACCAGTATCAAAAACATTTCCAAATTGCCATCCGTGCGCCCTATCAACTAACGAATCTGGGTCTACTTGAGTACTACCAACCTGCGTTCCATCTTTAAAAACCTTAAAATTACTCCCATTTCGTGTAATTTCTAAGTCATACCAATTAGCTAATCCAAAAGAAGGATTAATAGACCAATCAATTGCCCCGCCACCACTATAATCTCTAAATCGTAGGGCTGTACCAACTCCAGAATCCGCCCCTACATAAAAATAACTGGCTCCATCGCTCCTACCTAACAGCCCCCAGTTACTTCCAAAGGCTATAAACTTTACCTTCATACTAATAGTAAAGTTTTGATTTGTTAATTCAAGATTTGCAACATCGGGAATATTTATTTTTTTATTAGAAGCAAACTGCTGCCCTTTATAAATTTTTCCATCGGAGCAAGTCGGAGCAGACGAACCTTGCCCATTATTTGCGTTTACTGTAGAATCTTTGTATTCTCCTACTACCCCAGCTCCAACTTCACTTAAATGCCAAACACCCTTATGATTAGTATCCCAAACATTTACTTTATCTTCTCCATCAGTAGCTGTAGGTTTTCCATGATATAGGTAAATATAGGTATTAACTGTTCCTGAAACAGAGGGAACCTTTACCCAATAATAAGCGGTCTTGCTTGCTTCCAGCATCTCAACTTCATAAAAGCCCCCTTCTGAAGAAGACCTATATGAACTCGTTATTTTTATTTTATAATGTCTATACGACGTGGGATTAGAAAAAGTATAGTCTTCCCAATTTGAATTATTTGCGTGATTACCACCATAAATAGAAGTCCAATCTGTATCCGTAGAATAATCGGGGCTTGCTATATTAGAACCATATAAAGTAAAACCATTGCAGTAAGCATTACCAGCATAAATTGCTGGTTTTAATCTTAGTTTCCTAACAGCTTTTGAAATGCCTAAACCTAAATCATACCCCCACCAATGGGGTACAGCAACGTAGGCTGGGGTAGACCATGATGTTGCCTCATTATTATCACACGCTTTTTCTGGGGTAGCACTACCATCTGAAGTACTAGCCGAGGGTGTTCCACCATTTAAAAAATCAGACGAATAAATTTCACCATGAAATTCTCGTTCATATTTCAATAGAGTAGTGCCATCGTCCGAAGTGAATCTAATATCGTATCCATCACTCCTTGCATGGTCAAAATTAAAATTAGGAGGTATGGACTTTATGAATTCTACTTCCCATACGGATAGTATTGTAGTTTTCCAGCTACTTGTCATATAAATTCTATAATATCTATACGCTGTAGTATTTACAAAAGTAAATAAACTTGATGTTACCATATCGGCATATTGAAATGTTCCAAGTGTATACCACGTAGAATCGTTATTTGAACCTTCTACAGTAAAATCCTTAAAAGCCGAATGAACATCATTAAAAGCATAAATATTAACAGCATCTATAATAGTAGCTACACCAAAATCATATTTTAACCATTGAGGAAAACCACTATTATCAGAATTCCAGCGTGTTCCAGCATAGTCATCGTCAAAGGCCTTTGCAGCAGAATAAGTACTATTATATTGGCTAGAGGCAGTAGCAGTTCCGGCTGGTGTAGTTAAATCAGAGGTATAATCAGTAACATTATTTAATTTAACCAGAACAGGAAAATCTGTTAAATTAGCATCAACCTTAGTTTGGTCAATTATAATTTCCTTTTTATATGTCCAACCAGAAAGCCAACTAATTTTAATCGCCCCCTTTTATACATGGTTTTATCAGGCTTAAAAATCTAGTAGTTTCTTTATTTCCACCTAATATTCCAATATGATACAATGGTTTATTCTTTCTACCTTTATGAGTAGTTATATATTCGCTAAACTTAAAATTAAGGTTATTTAAACAGCATTCTACTAGTTCTACCAAATTATTATTAGTATTATATATAGTTATTCTATAATTGTTTCTAGACCTATGTTCTATCGTTCCCTCCGATTCATAAAATCCCCTAAGAAAAGCTACCATAAATTTTTTATTATTTAAAAGTTTTGCCCTCACTGTTCTAAAAGTTAATCCAGTATACCATTCATAAAACAATCTAGAATTTGCAATAATATGAAATTGCTTACTATGCCTATTATTTTTAGGTATTTTAACACTCATACTTGGATGTAGACCTATTTTATTTAAAGATTTCATAAAAGATATGGCAAACTCTTTATTTACAACACCCAATCCTACCATATAATTATATCTCTTTCTATATACCCAACCATCACCATAAGTAACACCTAAAATATAGCACATATTTTTATTCCATCTTAAATTAGGCGTTATCGTAACCTTACATATATTTTTACTATAAAATAATTTTAATTTTTCAGAAGGTGTTCTAAAGGAAATATTAAATTTTCTCATATAATATCTAATATTGGCTTCTGTACATTTATAAATTCTACCGATGTCTACGGTAGATAGTTTATTACTCCAATACAACTGATATAAATATTCTTCAGTTATATTTACCATTACTTAATCCCCATTTTCCATAATTTTTTGTCGGTTTCTCGTCCTCTATATTCTTGTCCCAATGGTAAAACTCTTTTTGTTATGTCACCAATTTGATATTTATCCTCGCCATTTTTACCATTCAAGGCTACCCTATAGGATGTTACCTCGCCATTTTTTAGTCCCATAATATAAATATATTTATCCCCCTGTGGTACAACTAAATGCTTAAAATCTTGTATATTCCCAATCCAATCACATTTAGTACAACGAGCAACTAATTCTTGTTTAGTTTCATTATTTGTATATTTAGTAATTCTTTTGGATATTTTGCCCTTGCTATTACATTTTGGGCAGTTTCCTACAGGTCCTGCAATTGTAGTTTCAGCCTCAACAAAACAGAGATAAGACTCAAAGCCCTCTAAAATAATTCCTTCTCCGTCGGATAAAAAGTATTCCAGACGACTGATAGGGCGGTCTGGAATTTCTAACCAACGAGAATTATGTATGGAATTTCCACCTAGAAAAACTGAGGAGTCTTGAAAAACGATTCTAAAAATATTAGGCATGATATATTATCACCTTTATCTTAAAAATACTCTACTAATTTATATTATAAAATACCCATTTCTATCAATTGCTCTTTCTCTAAAACAGCTAAATTAATTAAAGGATATTTCTTCCTAAATTCTAAAAACTTTTCTTTAGCGTCGTCTCTCCACCAGCCCTTAATTTCAATATACTCATCTGTTTCTGGTAAATAAAAATCTGGCCTATATGTTGTTTGCTTTCCGTTTGAATCTACTTTAAAAGCTACTGGCTCATAAACCCATTTTATATTATTAGAATCTAACCATTTTGCGTAAGCTATTTCGTAAGAACTCCTCATATAATAATTATTATATTTATTACCTTTACCATGTGTAACTTTTCCAAACATCGGATTGCCCACTCCAGACATTCTAATACTATGAGCTATTCCATTACATTTTACACATCTGGTTTTTCCATAGTTAATTTCTTTACCACAATCAATACACTTAGGCTTTCCATTTTTATATGTAAAACTTTTTTCACCTTTTGGATTATTAGAATGTCCCCTCATAATAGCACTATGTAATTTATATTTACATTCTTTACATATACCTCTTTTATGTAAAGCCGCTACTACAGATATAGGATTTCCACATAATTTACAATAATATTGTTTAAGAGTTCTACCATCTATGTATCCAGGACAATTCTCCCCTAAATTTTCTTTTCTAAGAAACTCTATAGTTTCTTCAGTATGATGTTTACCATAAAAAGGATTTTTTTCTCCTAAAAAATATTTATTAACCACTTCTTTATTTTTCATAGGATTATGGTTTGTAAGAAAACATTCCCTACACCAAGTTGAAGAGTACTTTATCTTCTTACCACAATCTAAACAAAATTTAGGCACTCATAACTCCTTTATTTACTTATACATATGTAAAGCGACAAGAAATTACGGGTTGTTCGATGAATGGGACCAAAAACGACCCTGGTACGTCCCAGTGTATATTTACATATACATCGGTTGCTCCGAGCAATGCTCCACCACCCGAATTTAAAAGTAACAAATTCGGCGCAGCTCCGCCCGCTATAGGAGTACCTCCCCAACCTGGTCCAGGAGCTCCACCAGTTGTTAAAACAGCTTTTAACATACTATCTGCTGGTGTTCCTAAACCTAAGCAATTTAAATTTGCTGTAACATGGGTATCGTCATCCCATGCTTCTAATGTAGGTTCTGTAGCGGTAGCTCCACCAAAAGCTAGGCAAATAACATATCTATGATTTCCTGAATTTGCCATTAACATTTCTCTTAACTCAGCCCCAATATTTGATACATCCAATAAAAATGTATGAGCCACTTCTACTGGAGTTGCTTGGATTATTGTTGCAGCCTCGTTGAGCTCGGCAGAGCTTGGAGTAGGCTGCCCATCAGCAACAGCAGCAGAGCCAGCAGAAAAAATTAACTTATCATTTGCGAGGTCCATTTGGACATAATTGGCTGGTTGAGCTACTCTTGTAGCGTCTACCGCCGATTTATTACAATGTACAACTAAACTAGTCACCATAACTTTTCCTCCTTAATTAATCGCCACTTCTGTAGAGTACTATTGTAAACCTTGACCATTTATAATAATCTGACCCAGGTGAAATAGATTTTAAAATACAGTTTGAATATGTATTATGATTTACTACTAAATCTGCTAAACCAGACCCAAAAGAAGCCGCTAACCCATCAATATATAATTCCAATTCCTGCCTACTCATTTTTTTAACCCAACCAGATATATTTATTGTCTTAACACTACCGCCACGCCTACGCAATATAGCACCATCTGCTCTCGGAATCTTATGAATCTCAATTTCTAATTCTGTATCCACATTCATGTGGCAGAAGGACCCCAAATTTACGCCGTTAAATGACCCGTTGCTCATTATTCTAACCCCGCACCAATTCGTGCTTTATTTCTTCGGTCTGCTTCTGGTTTTATTGTTTGTCTACTTAATGCTGTTATATTACCCTCTTGTTCCATTACAATTTTCTCTAAGTTATCCAATTTACCTTGTAGTAAAGTTAATAAGCCAGTTCTTTGAGACGGTCCTAAAATATTTTCAATTTTATCAGATTGGCCAATCATCTTTTTTATGGCTTCAACTTCTTCATTAGCTTTTAGGGTTTCTAAATCTATTTTTACTCCACCAATCTCCATATAGCCGCCACCCTTTTCAGGTCCTGTCTTACCACCCAACCCCTCTTTTCCTTTTTCTTTTCCTTTTCCAAGCCAATCTATTTCTGCAAGTGCTCCAGCTTTTATTTTTAATTCTTCCATAGTAGCTGCCATGTCTGCTCTAAATTGTTTATTAAACATTTTCCACGGCTTAGAAAAAGCAAGCATACTCATAGCAGCCAATTTTAAAGAAGGCCCAATTGCGCCAGCTAAAACAAACAGAGCAGCAAAATATCCTTTAACAATTGACAGTTCCCCTATAAAACTACCCAGAGTCCAAGCAGCTATTGCAACTCCTATTACCAATACTGCTTGCCAAATAAAAAGTAAAAGTGGTTTTAAACCAGCTAGAAGAGCAGCAGATAATGTAATCTTTAGGCCTAAAGAAGCCCAGAGAGCATTCAGAGCCACAAGTAAAAATACAATATTCAACACACCGCCAAAGAGCTGAATAACTAAAGCAACAACAATCATTATTGGGCGAAGCGTATCTCTAATTCCTTTAGGAAGAGCCATCCAAGCCTCGGCTATTAATTTCACAGTACCTATAACTATCTTTCCCAAACCAATAAAAATATTGAGCGTATCTTTTACTATTGCGCCTAATTCTCCCTTTTTAAAGGACCCTATAAACCCCTCTATACCTTTCTTAATTCCGCTAAAAAATTGTAGAACATCTTTTGCTGTTAGTGTTGAAAGCCATTTTTTAAAATCTGACGCTAACTCCTTTATTAATCCAGAGATGGGTTTTAAAGCATCCTGAACACCTGCTATAATAGTTTTAAAGATGCCCATCCTATTACCAACATTTACTATATCAACAACGAAGTTACGAATAAAAAATATTGCTTCTGCTAATGGTTTTTTAAATTTTTCTGAAAAAGCTAATCCCAAGTCAACTATAGAAGCAATTAAATCCCTAGTCCTACCTTTTACAGTAGTCCTAAAGGCTTGCGACATATCTTCTGCGGCTCCTTGAGAATTTCGTAAATCATTTGTTAATGAACTAAGAGCCGCAGAACCTCTACTAAGTAATGCTATCATTCCTGGACCACCACGTTGACCAAAAACTTCCATAGCTTGAGCAGCAGACATGCCCTTGGTTTTTAAATCTCGTAAAATATCAGCAAAGGGCCTTAATTTTCCAGAAGATGTTACACCACTCACTCCCAATCCTTTTAATATTTTTTCTGCTTTTGCTGTTGGTGATATTAATTCAGAAAAAGCTCGACGAAGGGTTGTCCCAGCCATGCTATTTCCGCAAACAATGACTTTTCCATTACGCCTTACTATTAATAGATGATTTTTAACCTCAGCACAATATATTCTACCATCGTAATCTTCCCACTGTTCAATAATATTAGTCCCAAGTCCTTTTAATCTACTACTGTGCTTTGGTGATTTATATTCAGATTGATAAAAAGAGGGTGTTAAATGTTTTTTATTAATATATACTTCCCAACCAACGTGTGTTGAATATATTTTTCTATCTCTAATAATAGACTCTTCGCCAACTTCCATAACTTTTTGACTTTTAGCTCCAAAACCCAACTTTAACAATATTTCAACAAAATCGTCTCTTAATCTTACAGAAGAGGTATATAAATTTCCTTGACTATCTCCATCACCTTTTCTAAAGGCCTCATATAAAATATATAAATATTTTTTATCTAAGTCTTTTATATCCTCGGGAACGTACTTATCATAACAATTACCTAATTTTGATAGGTAATTATACAACTGCTGATTTAGGATTACAAAATTAAAAGAATTATTATTTTTAACAATATTGTAGTGAACTGGTAACTTATCTAAACAACTTTTTATACGGTAGAATGTAGCAGATTTATTTTGTGTTATACGAATCCTATAACTACCATTATTAAAATCACAACACCCTTCGGATAAATAATAACCTAAAAATTCTACCCAAGTAGCCATATCTATTTTAACTGTTTTTATTTCTTTTTTCCAATTGCCCCTTCCCTGCTCAAACCCATCCAAAATAAAAAACTCTTGTTTTTTACCTTCCCAATTACAAGTACCAAGATATTCAGATTCTTTTCCAAATAAGTCCTCTGCCTTAATTCTTTCAAAAGCATCTTTTCCACGTCTTCTAACATACATCCAGTGATTTGGTGTAACTTTTAAATCAATATGTTTATTTTTAACAACATACATTTTACCCTTATATGGTGCATTCACTAAACCAATAGGTTTTTGATACTCAATTTCATGTGTATTTGGATTAATAGTAGCAAAAATATCCTCCATAGAAACATCTGACCATTTTTTAAAGCCTTTCAAAGTTAAAACTTCAGTATCTTCATCATAGCAACCTTTTATACCAGCATCTGATAGTATACCAATAGCAGCAACTGTTTCTTCAATTGATATTCCAACACCTGCTGCAACAGGAGCAACATATTTAAAAGCTTCTGCCAAATCACTAACACTCATGCTTGCTTTAGAAGCACCTAAAGCCATAATATCAGCCACTCTCCTAGCCTCTGATGTTGAAAAATTGAAACTCCTCAATGCAGATATAACATAGTCAGCGGATTCTGCTAATTCCAAATTATCCGATATTGCAAGATTCATAACAGGCCCAATAGAATTCAAAACTTCTCTAGTATTGAAACCTGCCCTAGCTAAAACTTGCATACCTTCAGCCGCATCAATAGCAGAAAATAGAGATTCCCTTCCTAATTCCAAAGCTTTACTCGTCATTCGTGAAAGAGAGTCCGCAGTAGCATTGCCTCCCTCTTTCATAATAACAAAGGCCCTCATCATTTCGTCTTCAAACTCTGCCCCAGCCGTAGCAGCTAAAGTAAAGCTACCTACTAAAGCAGCCAAACCAATTTGCAAGCCTTTTATAGCTACATCAGAAACCTGCCGAAAAGCTTCACCAATTCCCCCAGTCAAACCTTCACTTAACAAAGAAAAGTCACGAATCAACGAAGAGGCTTGTGCAAGATTGGCTCTTAATTTTGATGTTGAGGCCGTGATTACAACTTCTATTTCGCCTATTTTGACCATATAATTTCCTTATATTACAATTTCTTTTCTTCCATCTTCTCTTGTTTGTTCTTTACCACCCAGGGCTTTTAAATCTGATATAGAAAGCTCCTCATCTGTAGTTCCTTCTTTGTTATTTTGCTTGTCATACCTATCTCTTATGACCTTAAGTAATGAAGTTATCTGGCCTAAGTCCAGAGATTTAATATATTCTATAGTCCATCCATATTCCTTAGCTAGAATATCAACAATCTCTGCCCAATCTATATCATACTTTTCATCATCCATACTATCCTTCTATTTTTGCTTTTTGTCCAACAATAACTTTAATAATTTCTTGAAGGTCTGACAAATCAACTATTTTACCTACTTCAGATTCTTCTATTTTATTTGACCCTTTTAAAGCCACATAAACAAGATGTTTAATATCATTAAGTAACTCTACACTAACATCTTTTTCTTTATTTTCTAATTTAACTACTAAAGGCCATATTTCTATTAAGTCATCAATAGGCAATGGTAGAACAGTGTACTCCTTCCCATCTCTCAAAGTAATAGATATACCTTTCCTTTTAATAACATTTTCATTAGCCATTTATTATCTCCCTTTATTCTGTAAATTATCTATATTATGCTATTAAATCTCTGTATCTTTCTTTCTCCACTCTAATTTTGACGCAACAAAAGCATTCTGAGCAGAAGTAACTTCGGCTGAAACTAAAACCATATTGGTCAAAGTAACAACTATCCCGCCAGTATTTGCTCCAGCTTCTAACTCCAATGTTTCTGCAACTCCAAAAGTTGGTTCTGTTGCATCATAATCTGCCGAGTCCGCACTAACAACTAAAGACTGGTCTCCAGGAACAATATCTAAAGGATATCTATAATCCCCACCACGAAACTCTTGAGGATTACCATCATACCTAACGGTAATACCTGTACAGACTCCAATATAGCTAGCGCCACGTTTAATCCGTCCCACCGAAAATTTACGAGTTCCCATTTTGAATTTCCTCCTTTTTAATTATTTTAAATAAATTCTCAAACACCAACAACTAAAACTATGACATGTTTGGTTACACAAAGAACATCTGTTATAGTAATAACATTAGTTAATACTGTAGCTGTATATACAGCGGCGTCTGCTAAATCAATAACTTTTACAACATTAACTGTAGTTAAATTGGCAACTGTAATAGTATCGTCCTTGCTAATAGAGGTAACTTCTAGAGTTAAATGCTTTTTTAAATTAGTAACTGTCTGTCCCTGCCCCTGGTCTTTTACTACATACGTTTTATCTGACATTTTTATTCCTCCTTATTTTTAAATTTAACAATCTCCTCCATGCCCTTCCATAACTACATCAAAAGACATTGATTGATGAAAAACTTTTGTATCATCTTCCCAAACTGGAATACTAGTTGATTTCCATAACTGATAAACTTTTGGGTCATTGGTCAAATAGGATTTCTTATCTATATTTAATAAAATTTGTTTGGCAATTAAACCCGCCGTTGTTCTACATCCAGACCCCTTGGTCCAAACATTTATCCTTAAATCTGGAAAATAATCATTAGTTAAAGAATCTGTAGGACCATCATTATCTTCAATAGTAATTTGTGGGTAATCATTTTCTGTATTTACAACAAGCTTGCCTTCCATATAAATACGACTACCAACATACGCAGTAATAGTTGAGTCGGCTAATAACCGGTCTCTAATTAATTTAATTAAATCTAACATTTTATATTACGCCCTCTGTTAATGTTCCTTTTTTACCACCACCGTAGTATTTTCCAACAGACGCTTTAGTAATAGCTTCATCCATAGCCCTACTAAATTTTTCTATCATTAAGGCCCTATTCTTTAGCAATGCTGGATATAAAAAAGGATGCCCACCAGGTTGTCCAGACCAACCTCGCTCTTGAAAAATTGAATATCTAGCACTACTTCTAATTTGCCCAATCAGAACAATACCCCTAATTTTACTAATAACTCTACCAGTAATATGCGCTTTCAAATAACCAGTATCCTCTGGTGCAAAATATTTAGCATCTGTCATAACAGAATCAACAACTTCAGCCATCTTCTGACCTAATTCACTATTTGCAATATCATTGAATTTCTGTATTTTATTTATTACTTCATCTGCTCCCGTTACTTTTACATTTACGTCCATATTTATTTCCAATATTTTTACAATAAATCTAAGCGGGTTAAACGCAATTCGCAATGGTGAAGTTTTTCTCTTTCAAATAGCTCATCCACTACCAATACCTTATAATGCCTAGTTCCAATAAAAAGCTCATCATTCTCCATTATATTTTCTCCAGGACAAACAAATCCTCTATAATCGGCTGTAACTACTCCGCCTCGCGTCTCGACACGCAGCCCCTCTGCTGTTCTATTACGCTCCCTATCAACCCTAATCTTCAATGCAATATTAATTATGGGGGCAGTTGGGTAAGCTAGGAGAACCTCACCATAAGTATTAACGACTCTAACTGATTCATCAGAATCCCAGGGCCTTTTTTGAATGGCCACTTGATTCAACAACGCCTCAAAATTAGCATCACAAGGGGACCTAACAATTGCCTGTATATTAAATTGTGTATATAGTTTTTTGGTTGTATCTACCATTATTTTATCCCAATTTTCTCATTTCTTACATTTATTGTAACATTATCGCCATTATTACTTAAAACTAACTCTAACCAGGTATTCTCTCCTAAATTCTTAAAAATCCTTCTAGCAACCATTTTAGACTGTTCTGCACCTTGTTCTAGTATAAAATCATCAGTCTGCCAAAATAGGCTTTTAGAGCCTTTTCTAGCAGATAATGTATAAAGTTTCTTATCTTCCCTTTGAAGTTGGATAGATGTTATATCCTCGGACCAACCCCTTCTAAATGAAACTTCATTAGAATCCCAATCAGAAGTTGTAGTTTGCCCATCTTTTTTGTGTAATATCCAGCGTGTTCCCATATAATAAAAAATCCTCATAGGCACAAGCTTATGAGGTTAATTTAGACTACTTGACTCATTCACTTGTGGCCTAATTTTATATAACCCAAATATCACCAATGACTTGTGATTATTTTGGCCCAATATGTATATATTTATGACTCTCTACATATATTATACGATAAAAAAGAACAATTGGGACAACTTATTTTAAAATAGTTTAAGAAGTAAATGAAAATTTTATCAAAAAGTCTAGGAGTCTAACCCCTGGAACACTCTCAGTAGAAGGAACTGCTATCTTTTGCTTTATATGAGCTTCTCCACCAACCCCAATATCATCAGGATTAGAGCCTCCAGCACTTGAATCATCTAAAGCTACTGCGTTTGCTAAACTATCCATTTGGGATGTTCTTAGATTATATTCATATATCCCATCATGGTTTACGTCTATTAAAAATCCCTTAGATGCACTGGCATTTCCCCACGCTTTTAATTCATCAAAGTCTAATAGAGCAGTCTGCCCACCATCATAAGTTCCAGTAAATTGCTGACAATAAAACTTGCAATCAGTTATTTCATTTAGCCCATTATGCCTTATATAAATATCTTCTGGATATGTTTCCTTGCCATTTGCTACATTTCCATGATTAATGCCTGAATTAGCGCCTTTTAAAATATCTGCAATGGCTTGGCCGCTGGAAACTCTACTAAAGGTTACAGTAACTACCATTACACAACCCTCATTTTCCTAGTTCTATAGATTCTTAAAATATTCTTGGCACTAAAAACATCCTCTTCTAACCTATCTGCAACACTCTTTGCTTCGTATACATCGTCTTTTATAGAACTTTGACTTCCTTCTCTGTATCTATATTCACCAATCTGCTCTTCGGTTATATTTCCAAATTTTATTAATCCAGAATTTACCAAGCTAGTAAAAGCAATCTGAGAAGCTATAACAGTTGCGGCCCACTCAATTTCATCAGGAACAGATGCCCTACCATATTTATATGTTACTTCTATTTTTTGTCTTCCATAAACAAATGCACCAACATTATAAATATTTCCAACAAAGTCATCAGCAAGTTTTATAATACCTTCACCCTCATAAATAAGATAGTCGGCAGCATCCATAACCTCGCCATCATTCTTAATTTCTGTTACAGACACAACTGGAAAATTATCTAAAAATAATACACTTTGCCCAGATTTATTTATATCATATTTTTCAGTTACCGTTTTTTCTCTAAAAATACAATTACAATACAAATCAATATAATAAGTTGCCCACTCAATCCAATCATCCTCTATTTTATCAGCATCTACACCAAGATATTTAGCAACTTTTGTTTTTGATGTATATAAAGTCCCAGGAGTCCCTGTGCTACTATCAATTATTCTAAGTTGTTCATTGGCCTCGGCGTATTCACCATCCAAAATAGCGGAATACTCTATAGTATACTCAGTTAAGTCAGCGTCGGCAGGAACATTCCATTTATAATAATACATAGTCTCAACACCCAAAGACATAGCGGCTTCATTAACATCTGTAACAACAACATTACTACTATTAATATGCCTAATTGTAATTTTTGCATCTGTTACAGTTGTCGCTTCCTTGCCTTCTAATGTAAGAAAATTTGCATATAATGTATGTTCTTGATTTCTTTCGTATGATTCCATATTTATCTCCTAAGAAATAATTTGTATAACTTCGTTTTCTTCTTGATATTCCCCATTACAATCTGCGCTAAACTCGACAGCATGATTTCCTATAAAAGCATCAGAAGGAACCACCCATTTATAATAATATGTAGTCTCAGCCACTAAAAACATAGAAGCCTCATTAACATCCGTAATTAAAACATCACTATTGTCAATATGCCTAATAGTAATAAGGGGATTAACCACTGTAGAAGGTTCTTTATCTTCTATTGTTAAAAAGGTGTGGTATAATACTACAGTATCACCACGTTCATATTTTTCTATATTACTCATATATAAATTTTATGATTCTAATAAAGCTTGTTTTTGTTCTAATGTTTTAGCTAAAAGTTGAGCGTCAACATTTTGTGCAATATGATTAGCAGCAATTGTTTTTAAATATATTTCAATATTTGTTATTCCCATTGCAGTAAAAGCGTCTACTTCGGCTTGAGTTAAATTAATTTCAATCATTTTATTTCTCCTTTTGTTATGTCCACATTGGAATATAATACCGAGTTCCAGATATATCTACCAAAAGCCACCTTGAAATCCCAGACGTTCCTATACCAGCAGGACCAACGCTTGAGACAACCACAGCGTTACTTCCATTTGCTACATCACAACCATCAATTCTAATACCAGCCACAGCGTCACTGATAGCTCCGTTGTGGTCAATATATAAAGAAGCACCTGTTCCATCTTGTTGTAAAACTAATAAATCTTTATCAGAACTAGCATTATCCTGTACAAAATTAACCAAAGGAGCATTTACTTGTGCTGAATTTGAATAAACATATAAACCATACTTATTTGCTGCTAATACACCGTCTTGGTGAATGTATAAAGCATGGTTTGTTCCATCATTATTAATTTCTTGAGCAATACCATTTCCATATTGTTCTATAAATAAAGCAACACCAGTACCATAATTTTCTATAACAACAACTTCTCTATTTGTACTTGCATTATGTTGTTCAGCCCATATCATGCAAGTATTTGAATTTGTTTGAGCAGTATTTGAATAAACAAATAAACCACGCTGATTTACTGCTAGTACACCATCTTGGTGAATGTAAAGTCCGTGGTTTGTTCCGTCGTTATCAATTTCTACAGCAGTTCCATTACCATTCTGAATTATTAATACTCCAATACCAGTACCGTCATTAATTGTCGTTAATGCTCCATAAGTTGAAGAAGCATTATCTTGTTTTATCTTAACTAATTCAGTATTACCACTAGTTTGTACAGCATTTGAGTAGACATAAAGTGCATGGTAATCTGTACCTAATATTCCAACCTGGTCTATGTATTGACCAAAATAAGTATTATTAAATTGGAAATATACTCCATAACTAGCATTACCATTTTGAATAATAGTTAGACCAATACCAGTACCATCATTATTGATAGTAACTACTCCTGATGTAGAACTAGCGTTGTCTTGTTGAAAATAAGCTAAAGGAGCATTTACTTGTGCTGAATTTGAATAAACATATAAACCATACTTATTTGCTGCTAATACACCATCTTGGTGAATGTAAAGAGCGTGCTTAGTACCGTCATTGTTTATTTCAGCACATATTGGATTATTAGTAGTGTCTAATTGTTCTATTAAAAGTGTTTGTTGATTTGTTGCCGAAGCACTTTGAACATGTAATCTTGCTGTAGGACTTGCTACACCTACTCCTAATCTACCATTTGTTTTATCTGTATAAATAAACCCACTACTATCAACAGGTTTATCAGCAAAGGCAAAGGCACAAGAACCTTCTAAGAGCATTGCTCCGTCAAAGTAGGCGGAAGTGTCGCCTGTGCTTACAAAGCAAGATAGGCTTACTGAAGAGGCACTTATATTTATAGTTGAACTTACATTTAACCATTGCCAAGTAGAATTACCTGTATGATAAGGAGAATATACAACACCGCTTTCAGGGTCATAAATACGAAGGCAAGCCCTATTTGCTACAGTAGCATACACCCAACAACCAAAAGTTATAGTTCTCCCTCTCCAATAAACCAATCCTTTAATATTTACAAAAGTATCATTATATATTTGACTATCTACTCCACCTCTTGTTAATTTTGTTGAATAAGTACCTATTTTTACTATTGTGCTTTCTCTTGCTACATTCCCTCCTGCTCCATTATATATCCACCCATCAGGAGCAGCACTAGCCCCTGCCGACCATAATTCAAAATCGCCATTAGTAATAAGATTTGTAGGATTGGTGTTAGTAAAACAGTTACCAACAATAGTATTAGTCTTAACTGCAAATACACTTCCATCTTCTATATCGTAACCAGAACCATCATTCTGTATCTTTAATACTGATTGAGTAGAACTAGCATTATCTTGTACAAAATAAATTAAAGGTGTATTTACTTGTACTGCATTTGAATAAACATATAATGCCCATTTAGATGCTGCTAATACTCCATCTTGGTGAATGTATAAACCATGATTAGTTCCATCATTATTTATTTCAGCACATTGAGGATTATTAGTAGTGTCTAACTGTTCAATTAAAAGTGCCTGGACATTTTTAGTAGCTGCAACATTAACATGAAGTCTAGTAGATGGCGTATCTGTACCTATACCAACATACCCTTCTTTGGTAAGGGTCATATTATTATTACTAACACCCGCAATGTAAGTCCTTAAAAACATTTTTCCAGAATTATCTGCTCCATCACGACTACCGTAAATATCGCAAATTATATTATCTACAGCAGACACATCCCTAATTGTAAATGTAATTTGACAACCAAAACCATCTACCATATCAGCAGTAGTTCGGTGCTGTATTACCAAAACACCCCTATTACCATTAGTATCAGCCGTAGTCCTAACAAATTGACCCACTGGGTAATCTGGACTAATAACCTCTAATTTACCAGCTGGAGAATCAGTTCCAATCCCCACACAACCTTCTTTGGTAAGGGCCATATTATTAAGTCTAACACCCGCATTATAGGTACTTAAATACATCTTCCCAGAATTATCTGCTCCATCTCGTTCTATATGAATATCTCCAATAGTATTATCAACATTAGAAGTATCCCTAATCTCAAAACTAACAACTACACCTAACCCATTTATCATATCCCCACCAGTACGCTGCTGTAATGCTATTACTGTTCTTCCTCCAGTAGTGGCCGATGGGTCAGTTCTTATAATTCTAGTAGCTGGAGCCGCTGGGCCAAAAACCTCAAGAGCAGGTTTAGTAGAACTAGCGTTATTCTGAACTATCGAAACTAAAGGAGCATTAACTTGTGCAGCATTAGAATAAACATATAAACCATATTTAGAAGCTGCCAAAACTCCATCTTGGTGAATGTATAAACCATGATTAGTTCCATCATTCTTTATTTCAGCACATTGAGGATTATTAGTAGTGTCTAGTTGTTCAATTAAAAGTGCCTGGACATTTTTAGTAGCTGCAACCTGAACATGCAGTCTAGTAGATGGCGTATCTGTTCCTATACCAACATACCCTTCTTTGGTAAGAGCCATGTTATTATTACCAACACCCGCATTATAGGTACTTAAATACATCTTCCCAGAATTATCTGCTCCATCTCGTTCTATATGAATATCTCCAATAGTATTATCAACATTAGAAGTATCCCTAATCTCAAAACTAACAATTACACCTAACCCATTTATCATATCCCCACCAGTACGCTGCTGTAATGCTATTACTGTTCTTCCTCCAGTAGTGGCCGATGGGTCAGTTCTTATAATTCTAGTAGCTGGAGCCGCTGGGCCAAAAACCTCAAGAGCAGGTTTAGTAGAACTAGCGTTATTCTGAACTATCGAAACTAAAGGAGCATTAACTTGTGCAGCATTAGAATAAACATATAAACCATATTTAGAAGCTGCCAAAACTCCATCTTGGTGAATGTATAAACCATGATTAGTTCCATCATTATTTATTTCAGCACATTGAGGATTATTAGTAGTGTCTAACTGTTCAATTAAAAGT